GGAAAGAGCCCGCGCTTCGGCTAGCGTCAGGTCTCAGCGGTACCTAATGGGTCTCAGAGTGAGATCAAAGCGTATAGATCCCCCGTGCGTTAAGGGGTTAACTAGGCTGAGTTAACTCAACGCTAGATCCGAGACCTGAGTGCTGGTCACGTTTTCTGAGTTTGCCGCGCTGAAAGGTTGCAGCAAGGCCGCTGTGACTGCAGCTGTGCGCTCACGCATCGCTGCTGCGGTGGTGGAGAAGGACGGCAAGCGCTGGCTGGATCGCGACCAAGCGCTCGAGCTGTGGAACCGGAACACCAAGGCGACCCACAACGCGAAGGTGAGCCAGCCGGACCCGGTGGAGCCGCGCACGCCGGTGGAGCTGCGCAAGGCGATCGACCGGCTGCCGGATGATGCGATCCCAGAGCTGAATGAGAGCCGGGCACGGCGGGAGCACTACCAGGCGGAGCTGGCGAAGCTGCAGGTGGCGCAGCAGCGCAAGGAGCTGGTGCCAGCGGATGAGGTGAAGAAGCAGGCGTTTCAGATTGGACGCAGCGTGAGAGAGGCGCTGAGCAACCTGGCCGATCGGCTGTCGCACCAGTTGGCGGGTGAGACCGACCCGGCTGTGATCCACCAGCTGCTGAGCGATGAGCACCGCGATGCGCTGCTGGCGCTGGTGGAGGCAGACCGATGAGCGTCTGGCGCACGGCCTTCATGGACGGGCTGCGCCCCGAGCCGCCGCTGACGGTGAGCGTGTGGGCTGACAAGCATCGGCGGCTGAGCAGCAAGGCGTCGGCGGAACCGGGGCCGTGGCGCACCAACCGGACGCCGTACCTGCGCGAGCCGATGGACTGCCTGAGCACCACCAGCACGGTGCAGCGGGTGGTGATGATGTTTGCGGCGCAGACCGGCAAGACCGAGAGCGGGAGCAACTGGCTGGGCTACGTGATCGCGCACGCACCGGGACCGATGCTGCTGGTGCAACCGACCGTGGAGATGGCCAAGAGGCTGAGCAAGCAGCGACTGGAGTCGCTGATCAGCGAGACACCGGTGCTGACGGAGAAGATCGCGCCGGCACGGGCACGCGACTCGGGCAACACGATGTTCGCGAAGGAGTTCCCCGGCGGAATGATGCTGCTCACGGGTGCCAACAGCGCAACGGGTCTGCGCTCAACCCCGTGCCGTTACATCTTCATGGATGAGATCGACGCCTTCCCGGCTGACGTGGACGGCGAAGGCGATCCGGTGAGCCTGGCGGAGAAGCGGGCAACCACGTTCGCGCGGCGGAAGATCCTGCTCACCAGCACGCCGACCGTGAAGGACTTCAGCCGCATTGAGGCGGAGTATGAGCGCAGCGATCAGCGGCGCTTCTTCGTGCCATGCCCCTGCTGTGGGGCGATGCAGTGGCTGAAGTGGCCGCAGCTGAAGTGGGAGAAGAACGACCCCAGCACTGCGGTCTACGAATGCGAGCACTGCCATGAGCGGTTCGCCGAGATCCACAAGCCGGCGATGTTGCGTCAGGGCGAATGGCGCGCGACGGCGCCGAGCGACGGCAAGACGGCCGGCTTCCAGCTGAGTGGGCTCTATTCGCCGCTGGGTTGGCTGAGCTGGGCGGACATGGTGGACGACTTCCTGCGGGCGAAGTCGGATGCACCGATGCTCAAGAGCTTCGTCAACACCCGGCTTGCGGAGACGTGGGAGGAGGACTTCGCCAGCAAGGTGAGCGCGAGCACGCTGCTGGAGCGCTGCGAGGCTTATGCGGGCGGCAGGCTGCCTGATGGCGTGCTGGCGGTGACGATCGGCGTGGACGTGCAGGGCGGTGGCGGCTCAGCGGGTGATCGCCTGGCGGTGAGCGTGTGGGGCTGGGGCCGCGGCGAGGAAGGCTGGCTGATCGATCACCAAGAGATTGCGGGCGACCCGTGCCAGGCGGAGGTGTGGAAGCAGCTCGATCTGCTGGTGCTGCACGAATGGGAGCACGCCGGTGGCGGCAAGCTGCGGGCGGACGTGGTGGCGGTGGACTCCGGCGGCCACGCGACGGCGGAGGTGTACCAGTACGCGCGGGAGCGCGCTGGTGTGGGCGTGATCGCGATCAAGGGTCAGAGCCAGCGGGGCAAGCCGCCGATCGGCAAGCCGGGCAAGGTGGACATCAACGCCAAGGGGCAGACGCTGAAGCGCGGCGCGCAGGTGTGGCCGGTGGGTGGCGACACGATCAAGACCACACTGTTCGGGCGGCTGAAGCACAACGAACCCGGCGAGGGTTACCTGCACTTCCATGCGCAGACGGGTGGGGAGTATTTCGAGCAGCTGACGGCTGAGAAGCAGGCGCTGCGGTACGTGAAGGGCTTCCCCGTGAGGGAATGGGTGAAGAAACCAAGCGCCCGTAACGAGGCGCTGGACTGCCTGGTCTACGCCTATGCGGGATTAAATCGGCTCTATTCGCGGTATGACCGCAGAACAATCTGGGATCAGCTGGAAGCAAGGCTGCAGAAGGCAGCTGATGGTGCGGCTAAGCCGCAGCTAAGATCGGGCAAGGGCAAAGCGCCTGCGTTCGCTACCAGCTGGTGAGGCCGTGAACATCCCCGCGCAAATCAGGGCCGGTGACACGGTGACGTGGCGCGATGAGGCGTCACGCGACAACCTCGGCGCTGCGATCACATCAAGCGGCTGGACGCTGACGTACTACCTGCGCACCAACACCGCGAGCGAAGGCGCGACGGTGGTGGGGACCAGCGCGGGCGAGGGCTGGCAGTTCACGATCGCCGCGACCACCAGCGCGGGCTTCGATGCTGGGCAGTGGTACTGGCAGGCGCTGGCCACCAGCGGCGCGGACAAGCTGACGATCGGCTCGGGGCAGCTGCAGGTGCTGGCTGGCCTCAGCTATACGGGCAGCCCGGCGGCCTTCGATGGCCGTTCGCAGGCGCAGAAGGATCTTGAGGCGGTGCAGGCGGCGATCCGCGCGATCGTCTCCGGCGGCGTGGTGCAGGAGTACAAGATCGGCACGCGCAGCCTGAAGAAGTACGAGATGGCGGACCTGATCCAGCTGGAAAGCAAGCTGAAGGCGGAGGTTAAGCGCGAACAGGCGGCCACAATGGTCGCAAATGGGCTCGGAAGCCCGCACAACCTGTTCGTGAGGTTCTGATGGGCGTTCGCAGCGCAATTCTGGGCTGGCTGCAGCGCGGAACACCGGAACCGGTGAAGGCACCGCGGCGGCGGATGTATGAGGGCGCGAAGTTCTCGCGGCTGACGGCTGACTGGGTGACGGGCAACACCAGCGCCGACAGCGAGGTGTACGGCTCGGCGCAGAAGCTGCGCGATCGGGCACGGCAGCTGTGCCGCGACAACGACTACGCCAGGCAGGCGCTGCGTGCCATCGAGGGCAACGTGGTGGGGCAGGGCATCCCGTTCCAGGCGCAGGTGCGGATGCTGCGCGGCGGGCGGCTCGACTCCAGCATCAACGATCAGATCGAGCAGGCGTGGCGCCAGTGGATCAAGGCGCGGCATTGCCACACCGGCGGCAAGCTGACGTTCCACGACATCGAGCGGCTGGTGGTGCGCGCGTGCGCCGAGTCCGGCGAGGTGTTCGTGCGGCTGGTGAAACAACCGTTCGGCGGCAGCAGCGTGCCGCTGGCGATCGAGGTGCTCGAGGCTGATCTGCTGGATGACGGGCTTAACGGCCGCAGCCAGCAGGGCAATGAAATCAGGATGGGCGTCGAGGTGGACACCTGGGGCCGCCCGGTGGCCTATCACTTCCTCGCCTATCACCCCGGCGATTATCAGTTCAGCAACCAGCAGATCTCGACGCAGCGGCACAAGCGCGTTCCGGCCGAGGAGGTGATCCACCTCTACCGGATGGAGCGGCCGGGGCAGACCCGCGGCGTGACGTGGTTCGCCAGCGCGATCCAGCGGCTGCATCACCTGCAGGGCTACGAGCAGGCCGAGGTGGTGCGCGCGCGCGCGAGCTCGGCGCTGATGGGCTTCATCACCAGCCCCGAGGGTGAGCTGCAGGGCGATGAGGTGATGAACGGCGAGCGGGTCTCGAACTTTGAGCCCGGCGTGTTCAAGTATCTGGCGCCCGGCGAGTCGGTCAGCGTGCCGCAGCTGGACGCCCCGGACGGGCAGTTCGAGCCGTTCCTGCGGGCGATGCTGCGGGCAATGGCGGCCGGTGTCGGCTGCAGCTACGAGACGATCAGCCGCGACTTCAGCCAGACGAACTACTCGAGCAGCCGGCTCTCGCTGCTGGAGGATCGCGACCACTGGCGCATCCTGCAGAACTGGCTGATCGAGAACCTGCACCAGCGGGTGTTCGATGCCTGGCTCGACATGGCCGTGCTGAGCGGTGCGCTGCCGCTGCCGAACTACGAGCTGCAGGCCGATCGCTACAAGGCGGTGCGGTGGATGCCGCGCGGCTGGGCATGGGTGGACCCGGCCAAGGAGGTGGAGGCCTACGCGCTGGCTGTGCGCAACGGCTTCAAGACCCTCAGCGAGGTGGTCGCGGAGCAAGGCGGCGACCTCGAGGAGCTGATGCGCGCACGCCGGCAGGAGCTGGACGATGCCGAGCAGCTGGACCTGAAGTTCGACACCGACCCGAGCGCCGATGTGGTGCCGGCCGGTAACGCAGCAGTGGCTGACGATAATGGGACAGACAACCCGGACAACACCGATGGATCTATCGCGTGACCTTGAAGGGCAACTGTTGAAACGCTCTGAGGTTGCTGACTTCACGGTCAGCGAAGACGAGCGGTCGATTGAGTTCCCCTTTTCGAGCGAGTTTCCTGTCGCTCGCTACTTCGGCAATGAAGTGCTGAGCCACGATGAGCGCAGCGCTGATCTTTCGCGGCTGAATGATTCTGCGCCGCTGCTGTTCAACCACGATCCCGACAAGGTGATCGGTGTTGTCGAGCGCGCGTGGATCGATGGCAAGAAGAAACGCGGCTACGCCAAGGTGAAGTTCAGCCGCAACGCCTTCGCGCAGGAAGTGCTCGCGGATGTGCGTGACGGCGTGCTGCGCAACGTAAGCTTCGGCTACGCGATCAACGACATGGAGCAACGCGGCAGCGGTGATTTCGTCGCTACCAGCTGGGCTCCCTACGAAGTGAGCGTGGTTAGCATACCTGCAGACCCCACTGTGGGTGTGGGTCGGTCTCTCGAGGCCGATCCTGCGGCCTCCGCCGCATCACCAACCCCCCAACCAGAACCTGAGGTTCCGATGGAAAACACCCCCGACATCTCGGCGGTGCGGGCTGAAGCGGCTCAAGAGGCTGCCAAGGCTGAGCGCGCCCGTATCTCCGGCATCACTGCTCTGACCGAAAAGCACGGCATGGCTGATCTCGGCCGCCAGCTGATCGAGGGTGGCCGCAGCCTCGACGAGGCTCGCGCTGCTGTGCTCGAGAAGATCGGCGCCAAGGTTGAGCCCGTGGCTGAGAAGGCCTCCGACGTTGGCATGACCGAGAAGGAGGTGCGCAGCTTCTCCTTCCAGCGCGCGATCAACGCACTGGCCAACCCCCAGGACCGCAAGCTGTGGGAAGCCGCTGCATTCGAGCGTGAGTGCTCCGAGGCTGCTGCCGCCAAGGCCGGCAAGACCGCGCAGGGCATCATGGTGCCCAACGAAGTGCTGCGCCGCGACCTGACCGTGGCATCGGCCGCTTCGGCTGGTGATCTGGTCGGCACCGACTTCCGCCCTGGCTCCTTCATCGAGCTGCTGCGCAACCGCTCCGCCCTTGCTGGTCTGGGCGTCACCTCGCTGACCGGCCTGTCCGGCAACGTGGCGATCCCTCGCCAGACCGGCGCTGCAACCGCCTACTGGGTGGCTGAGTCCGGTTCTCCCACCGAGAGCAACCAGACCGTCGATCAGGTGAACCTGAGCCCCAAGACCGTGGGCGCCTTCACCGACTACAGCCGCCGCCTGATGCTGCAGTCCAGCATCGACGTGGAGCAGATGATCCGCCAGGATCTCGCCACCGTGCTGGCACTTGAGATCGACCGCGTGGGTCTCTACGGCCTGGGCAACTCCAACCAGCCTCTGGGCATCAAGCTCACCACCGGCATCAACACCAAGGACTTTGCCGCCAACACCCCGACCTACGCCGAGGTGGTGGACATGGAGAGCCTGATTGCTGCCGATAACGCCGACATCGGCGCGATGGCCTACCTGATGAACGCCTCCATGCGCGGCGCTCTGAAGACCAAGGACAAGGGCACCGACACCGGCGCCTATGTGTTCGAGCCCGGCGGCACCGTGAACGGCTACAACGCCGTGGTGTCCAACCAGGTGGCTGCCAACGACATCTTCTTTGCCGTGTGGAGCCAGCTGATCATGGCGATGTGGTCTGGTCTGGATCTCACCGTGGATCCCTACACCCACAGCACCAGCGGCACCGTGCGCGTGGTGGCTCTGCAGGATGTGGACTTCGCCGTCCGTCATCCTGAGGGCTTCTGCCGCGGCAACAACACCCTCTGATCTGCAGGAGGCGGGGCGGCCTAACGGCTGCCCCTTGAACCTATGAAGATCAGGATCCTGCACGACACTGTTGCTGGTGGTCAGTCGGTCAAGGCCGGCGATGTGGTGGAGGCCTCAGCGGCTGACATTCGCTACCTGGTGGCAGTGCAGAAGGCGGAGCTGGTGACTGAGCCCGAGCCCGCACCCGAGCCTCAGGAGGCTCCCAAACGCAAACCCCGCACCAAGGTGACCACCGATGGCGATCTACCAGCAGACGATTGAGAAGCTGCAGCACTTCCCGCTGCACCCCGTGGCGCAAGAAACTGCCACCTTCACCGGTGCGACCACCAACATCGCCGACCTGCTCGAGTTCGACGGCGAGATCCAGGTGATCCTCGACGCTGGCGCAGCTGGTGGCTCCGGCACCATGACCGGCAAGATCCAGCACAGCGACACCACCACCGGCGGCGACTTCTCCGATGTCACCGGCGGCGGCTTCACTGCTGTGGCACAGGCTGCCAGCAAGCAGGTGATCACGCTCAACCGCGATGAGCTGAAGCGTTACATCCGCTTCGTCGGCACCATCGCCTCCAGCGGCACCACCACCTACTCCGTGCAGGGCTACGGCCTGAAGAAGTACGGCTGATGGCGATCACCGAGGATCTGAACGGGTTCCTCGACGACTTCGGCGTCAGCTGCACGGCTGGCGCCGTTTCGGCGTTGGGCATCCTCGACATGCCGAGCCAGATCATCTCTGGCGACATGGTGCTGAGCACCGACTACTCGCTGACCGCCCGTGCGGCGGATTTCGGCGGCCTGAAATACGGCGACGCGATCACGGTTGCTGGCGTGGCCTACACGGTGCGCGAGACGCGGCTGATCGACGATGGCGCCTTCGTTGAGATCGGGTTGACGAAGGTATGAACGCCATCAGCAAGACCAGCAGACGCGCCAGCTGGGCATCACTGAACCCTGTGCTGCTCGCGGGTGAGCACGGCCTTGAGTCCGACACTGGCAATCTCAAGATCGGAGACGGCCGGACGCCTTGGGTCAAACTGCCTTATACGGGCTGCCCTGGCTATTGGGGTTCCTTTTTTGACAAGACATCACAGGTTGCCGTGGCGAACACGCCAACGCCGATCCTGTTGCGCTCAACGGACCCATCCAGCCGTGGCGTCAAAGTCGAATCAAGCAGCCGGATCATCGTCGATCATCCTGGCGTTTACAGCTTCACCTTCTCCATCCAGTTCAGCAATACCAGCAACGACATCCATGACGTGAACGTCTGGCTGCGAAAGAACGACAGCGGCGCCAGTGGTGATGTGCCAGATAGCGACAGCCGCTTTAGCGTCATCAGCCGCCACGGCGGCGTGGATGGGAACGTTATCGGCTGCGTCAACTTCGTGTTGACCTTGACGGCAGGCGACTACATCGAGCTGATATGGGCAACCGCGAACGCAGCGGCCTACATCCACGCTGAGGCTGCGGCCAGCAGTCCGTTTGCGCATCCAAGCATCCCCGGCATCATCTGCACAGTGGTTCAGGTAGCAGCAGCATGACCACCAAACGCGAGACGATCCTGGCTGCGGTCCGCACCGCACTCACCAACACCACCGGCGTGAGCACGCGGATCTACCGCAGCCGCGTGGAGCCGGTCAGCCGTGCCGAGAGCCCGGCGATCGTGGTGGAGCCCTTGAGCGACACAGCGGCGCAGAACACGGCGCTGCCGACGCTCGACTGGTCGATGATCGTGCGCATCACGGTGATCGTGCGCGGCGCGGTGCCGGATCAGCTGGCTGATCCGATCATCGAAAGCCTGCACAGCAAGGTCATGGCGGACCTGACGCTCGGCGGCTACGCGATCGATGTGCAGCCGATCGGTGTCACCTTCAACTTCACAGAAGCGGACGGCGCGGCTGGAGAAATCCAGTGCGACTATCGTGTGATGTATCGAACCTCCGTCACAAATCTGGCGAGCTGATCATGGCTACGATGGTCGATGAATACTGGGGTCAGGGCGGGACTTACCTGCTGGACTCCAAAACCGGCAAACGGAAGCTCATTGAGCGGACAGAGCCGGCCACTTCCTCCGAACCCCCCGAAGAGGTAACGAGCAATGCCGCTCCTGAGCCGCAAACGCCTGATCCTGGCGAAGACTGAAAGCACCTACGGGACTGATCCCACCCCGACCGGCTCGGCGAACGCCATCCTGGTGCGGAACCTTGAGATCACCCCGCTGCAGGCTGACACCGTTACCCGCGACCTGATCCGGCCGTATCTGGGCAACAGCGATCAGCTGCTGGCGCAGACCCGCGTGGAGGTGACCTTTGAGGTGGAACTGGCCGGCTCCGGCACTGCCGGCACTGCGCCGGCCTACGGTCCGGTGCTGAAGGCCTGCGGTCTGTCCGAGACCGTGGTGGCCACCACCAGCGTCACCTATGCGCCCGTGAGCGCGAGCTTCAGCTCGGTGACCATCTACTTCCACAACGACGGCATCCGCCACAAGGTGACCGGCTGCCGCGGCACCTTTGAGCTGAACGCCGAGGTGGGGCAGATCCCGGTGATCTCCTTCACCATGACGGGCATCTACAACGCTCCCACCGACGAGAGCCTGCCCAGCCCCACCTACGCCAACCAAGCCGCTCCGCTGATCTTCAAGAACGGCAACACCTCCAACTTCTCCATCTTCAGCTACAGCGGCTGCCTGCAGTCCCTGAACTTCCAGCTGGCGAATGAGGTGATCTACCGCGAGCTGGTGGGCTGCACGAAGGAGTCGCTGATCGTGAACCGCGCGCCCGCTGGTGACGTGGTGATCGAGGCGCCCAGCATCGCCACGAAGGACTTCTTCGCGATCGCCACGGGCTCGAGCACTGGCTCGATCAGCTTCCAGCATGGCGGCACGGCCGGCAACATCGTGACCTTCACGACGGCTCAATCCGACATCGCGAACCCCAGCTACTCTGACCAGGACGGCATCCAGATGCTGAACCTGCCCTACGTTGCTGTGCCCACCAGCGCCGGCAACGATGAGCTGAGCTTGGTCTACACCTGATCCACGGAGCTACTGCATGGCATTTGTTCTCGCTCAAACTGAGAGCTACAGCTGGCCGGTCACTGTCGAGTTCCCCATCGATGGTGGCCGGTTCGAGAAACAATCCTTCGATGCAGTCTTCAAGCGGCTGCCACAGCAGCGCATCCGCGAGATCTGGGACCTGATTCAGGCCGGTGATCTCAACGATGACGAGCTGTGCGCCGAGGTGCTGACCGGTTGGAAGGGCATCCAGGACGCCAAGGGTGAGGAGGTGCGCTTCAGCGAGAAGGCCAAGGCCGACCTGCTGAACGTGCCTCTGGTCGCCGCGGCCGTGGTGACCGCATGGCTGGAGAGCCTGGCGAAGGGCAAACGAAAAAACTGACCGAGGCCGCCGAGCACTGGGCCGGCGGCGGCGTCGTTGATGAGTCACAGGATGATGCGGCCGCGTTCGGGCTTGATCTGCCCGAGCAGGCCTCATCCGGCGACTTTGAGGTATGGCCTGAGAACTGGGATGCGGTGCTGATGTTCCTGCGCATCTCAACGCAGTGGCGCACATCGATGGGCGGGCCGATCGGGCTCGATTACGGCGCTCTGGAATGGCTCTTTAGACTGTACGAAGTGACGGAGCCGCGCTCCCTCCTGGAGGATCTGCAGATCATGGAAGGCGCGGCACTGACAGCGATGGCAAAGGAGGGTTGATCCATGGCGATGACCCTCGACACCGCGATCAAGTTCACCGCCAAGCTGGAAGGGCAAGGGCTCGATCAGCTCAAGCGCGGCCTGCAGGGCATGGCGCAGCAGGCCAACCGCAGTAGCAAGGATCTCGATCGGCTCTACGCGGCGAACAAGAAGCTGGCGCAGGCGGCCGGTGGTTCGCTCAACTCGCTGCAGCGGCAGATCACGGTGATGACGAACCTGCGCAACGAAGCGCAGATCGGCAGCCGGCAGTTCAAGTTCTACACCTCCGAGCTGGAGAAGCTGCAGCGACAGCAGGCAAAGCTCACGGGCACCACCAAGGGCGGCGGTGGCCTGCTGGCCATGGGTGGCGGCCTTGGCGGCCTTGCGGCGGCTGCTGGCGGTGCGCTGGCGGTGAAGTTCGTCGCTGACGTGGGTCTGCAGGCCGAAAGCGCGCAGGTGCGGCTGAAGGCGCTGACCGATGAGTTCGGCGAATACAACGAAGCGCAGGCGGCCGCGGCACGGATCGCGCAGACGCTGCGCATCAGCACCACCGAGGCGCAGGGCAGCTTCGCCTCGCTCTACGCCTCGCTGCGCCCGACCGGCATCACCATTCAGGAGCTGGAGAAGGCCTTCATCGGCTTCTCGGCGGCCGCGCGCAACAGCGGCGCGACGGCGCAGGAAACCAGCAATGCACTGATCCAGCTGAAGCAGGGTCTGGCCTCCGGCGTGCTGCAGGGTGAGGAACTGCGCTCCATCCGTGAGCAGGCGCCACTGGCGGCGCAGGCGATCGCCAAGGAGCTCGGCGTCTCGATCGGCGAGCTGAAGGATCTGGCAGCCCAAGGGCAGGTCACCACCGACGTGGTGCTGCGGGCACTGGGCAAGCTGCAGGAGACGCAGCTCGGCAAGCTCAACGCGCAGTTCCAGACCGGTGCGCAGGCGCTGGCCGATTTGCAGAACGAGCTGCGCCGCACGGGCGAAGGCATCGCCAAGGCCTTCGGACCGGCCGCGATCGCGCTGCTGCGTGGCTTCACAAGCGCGCTGCAGCGGGTGTCTGATGCGCTGCGGCTGACTGAGGGATCACAGGAGCGCGAGGCAGACCGGATCCGCGCCACCATCCAGGCGCAGAAGGAAGCCAGCAAGAAGTTTGGCATCGGCGGCTTTTTCCGTTACGGCTTTGAGATCGACCGCTTCCAGAACCAGCGCAGCGAGGAGCTGTTCAACCAGTTCCAAGCTGAGCGGCGCCAGCGGGCGATGGGCTCAATGGGCGACAACCCCAGCGCCGACCAGCGCGAGGCGCGTGAGGCCGCAGCAGCCGAGCGTGAAGCTGCCCGCCAGCGTGCGCGGAAGGAGGCGCTGGAGGACGAGCTGAAGATCCGCAAGGATGCGGAGGAGAAGCTGGCGGATGCGGCGCAGCGCAACGCCGAGCAGATCGCCGACTTCCAGCGCGAGACGATCAAGCGCGCGATGGAGCTCGAGCGCGATCTGGCCGATGAGCGGCTGAAGATTGAGCGGCAGATCGCCGACACGCGCACCAAGCTGCAGCAAACGCTGGAGGATCGCGCGCTGGAGGCTGAGCGGCAGCGGCTGGCAGCTGCAGGGCTCTCCACCGAGGGCATCGAGACCGCCAAGGAGGTGAAGGAGATCTTCCGCCGCTATGACGAGCAGCGGATTGAGAACGAGCGCGGCGCCGTCGATGCGCAGACCGATCTGCAGCGCCGGCTGGAGGAGTTCAAGATCAGCGTGGCCGAGGGCATCGGCAAGCTGCAAGAGGGCTACGCGCGCCAGGTCAGCAACATCCTGCAGGACGCAGGCGAGAAGCTGGCGGAGAAGATGAAGACCGGCGCCGAGGCTGCTGCTGCCACGCTCGGCGGCGCAGGTGGTGCTGGTGGTGCGCTCGGGCCGAACCGGCTGATGCCGGGCTCTGTTGGCCGCGGCCAGCTGAACGCCGGCCAGCTGAAGGCGCTGGCGCTGGCGGCCGGCTTCAACGACCGCGATGCCTCGATCATGGCGGCGATCGCCATGGCCGAATCTGGCGGCCGCAGCAACGCGCACAACAACAACGCAGCGACCGGCGACAACAGCTACGGCCTCTGGCAGGTCAACATGCTCGGCCGCATGGGGCCGGAGCGGCGGCGATCGTTCGGCATCGGCAGCAATGAGGCGCTGTTCGATCCGGCGGTGAACGCCAGCGCCGCGCGCAAGGTGTTCGAGAGCCAGGGCTTCGGCGCGTGGTCGGTGTTCAAGTCCGGCGCCTACAAGCAGTTCCTGCCGCAGGCCATGCGTGCCGGCGCTACCCCGATGGCGCCTGCGCTGCCACCGGCAACCGCTCCGGCCATGGCTGGCGTGACGCAGGCCGGTGCCAACCTCAGCGCCGCGCAGGGTGCGCTCGCCAGTCAGCAGCAGCGGCTCAACGAGCTGCAGACCATCACCGCGCTGGAGCAGAAATACGGCGCGATCACCGATGCGCTCAGCAGCCAGCAGGAGGCGGCCGGTAACAAGCTGCGCGATGAGGTGCGCTATTTCGAGCTGCTGAAGCAGGGCATCAGCCCCGAGATTGCCAAGCAGCGGGTGGAGCTGGAGGCAACGGCCGCGATCGAGCAGGAGAAGCTGCTGGCGATGGAGGCCGAGCTGCAGGCGAAGATCGCCACGCTGCCGGTGGATAGCGCGCTGCGCCAGGAGCTCGAGAAGCAGGTGCAGGCGATCGAGGACCGGCTGAACCTGCAGGGGCAGCTGGTGAACAAGACGCTCGAGCTGGCCGATGCTGAGCGCAAGGCACGCGAGGAGCGCGAGAGAACGGAGCAGCGCGCCGCTGAGATCAAGGAGCTCTACGGCAACATCAAGAGCACGATCGCGGACGGCATCATCGGCGGCATCGAGGCCACCATCGAAGCAGCGATGACCGGCGCGGACAATCTCGGCGACACGCTGAAGGGCATCGCGTCTGGCGTGCTTAAAGACATTGGCTCCATGTTGCTGCGTTTCGGCATGAAGTCGATCTTTGCCGGCTTCGGCTTCGCCAACGGCGGCGTGATGACCTCCAGCGGGCCGGCACCGCTCAAGAAGTATTCCCAGGGCGGCATTGCCAACCGGCCGCAGCTGGCGCTCTACGGCGAGGGCAGCAAGCCCGAGGCCTACGTGCCGCTGCCCGATGGTCGCCGCATCCCTGTGGCGCTGCAGGGGCAGGACAAGATGCGCGAGGCCATGGGTGCCGGGCCGACGCAAGGCATGGGTGCCCCGGTGCTCAATATGAGCTTCCAGAGCACCAACATCGGCGGCGTCGAATACGTCAGCCGCGATCAGCTGGAGGCCGCCATGGCCGAAACCCGGCGCGCTGCATCCCGCGACGGTGCGAAGCGTGGAATGACCATGACGCTCGATAAACTGCAGCAGAGCCCGTCCACCCGAACCCGTGTGGGGCTGCGCTGATGGCTGAGCAGTTCCCCCGGATCAAGCCGACCACCCGAGCCTTCAAGCTCGGTACCTTCCCGGTGAAGACCTACCGGGCACTGTCGGGTGCGACCGTGAAACGCGCCTTCGGCAGCCGTCCCAGCGGATTTGAGTTGCAGCTCGGCTTCGACAACATCCCGGACGCCACCACTGAGCAGCTGCTGGCGCACTACAACGGATCCAGCGGTGGCTTCGATCGCTTCACGCTGCCGGCTGACCTGTTCGCCGGGATGACCACTACGCTGCGCGGCTACATCCAGGCACCGACCAGCATCCGCTGGGAGTATGCCGGGCCGCCCGAGGTGCAGTCGGTCTACACCGGCCGCAGCCGTGTCTCGATCACCCTCATCGGAGAGCTCGACTTCTGATGGCCGAGATCCGCATCTGCCAGTTCTTCAAGCTGCTGACGACCGATGGCGTCACACACCGCTACCAGAACTATTTCGTGGCGCAGACCGCCATCCTGCAGAGTGAGAGCTACTTCTTCGCGCCATTTCGCGCCGAAGGTGCGCTGGCCACGTTGAACGGCGAGAACGCGCAGCTGCAGGTGCTGTTCCCCCATGTGGACTTCGCGCTGGTGCTGGTGGAGCGCGGCAACGGCAACCGGCTGAGCGAGCTCACCCTCACCACCGCCTGGCTGAACGCTGCCGGCACAATCACCAACACCGCCACCGACTATTACATCGGCCTCGGCGCCAGCTTCAGCGAGACCACCATCGAGCTGCGCTTCCGCTCGGCGATCGACAGCGTGGGCTCGAGCTTTCCCGGCCGCAGCTTCACCCGCGACATGGTGGGACCGCTGCCGCTCAACTCGGAGCTCTACCTGCGATGAATGACCTGGTGGGTCTCGGCTACGGCTGGGGACACCGGCCGGGCGATGGCAGCGGGCTTACCGACTGCTTCCAGCTGGCGTGCGAGGTGCGCGACCGGCTGGGGCTCACCAGCTACCGCGAGCGCTTCCAGTGGGTCTACAGCGACTGGAGCGAGGAGACCTTCCCGCGCTCGATGATCGTGCGCTGGGTGCTCGAGCACGGCAGCCCGCTGAAGCGACCCCAACGCGGCGCGGTGGCACTGCTGCCGGCCGGTAGCGGCACAGCGCTCGGCACCTGCCTTGGCCGGGCGCTGCTGTTCATCGGGCCGGGGCAGAATGTCGTACAGGCGCCGCTGCCTGATGGCGTGGCGCGCTACTTCTGGATGGATCGATGACGCGCAAGCTGCTGCCCTATGAGCACGAGCTCATCCAGATCCTGAAGGTCTCAGAGGACGAATACCTCGAGTTTCTGGCGGTGCAGCACGACTTCACGCGATCGCGTGAGGAGAAGCTGCAGGAACTGCGCGCTGAACCGATCTCGATCATCCTTGCGGTGGTCGGCATCATCCTGCAGGCCGTCAGCTACCTGCTCGCTCCGAAGCCGGAGATGGAGCAGAAGAACCAGCGGCAGCGCCGTGATCAGGTGTTCGCCCCGCGGTTCGGCTTCAACTCACAGCAGGAGCTGGCCAAGTACGGCGACCCGGTGAACCTCGTCTACTGCAACGTGGACGACAACCCAACCGGCGGCGTGCGCGTGGCAAGCTCGCTGGTGTGGTCGGCTGTCCACAGCGAGGGCTCGAGCCAGTTTATGCAGATGCTGGTGGTGATCGGCGCGTCTGAGATCCAGCGCATCGGACCCGGCCGGATCGCGTTCGGCCAGACCCCGATCCGTCAGCTGGCAGCCGGCAAGACCTGGGCGTATCTCGGCGCCAACCGGCCGCTGCGGTTCTCCGATCTGATCCGCGGTGATGAGAGCGACCCGACGCGCATCGGCGAGGCGGCCAGCAGCATCGCCTACCGGCCGACGCTGATCGGCGACAATCATCAGGACGGCTTCAGCCAGGCCTTCTCGCCGAGCACCATGACGCGGTTCGGTGTCTTCGCGCCGATCCCGATCAACGTGGTCTACATCGACCGCGATGAGGATGGCAGGGAGAAGGACGCACCGCTTGGCGTGGAGATCGCCGGGCTGGAGAGCTACTGGCCACTGAACGTGCTCAACGACGCGCGTCCCACAGTCCCGGTCGGGCAGCGCATGACGCTGATCTTCCGGCAGATCAGCTCAGGCGGCAGCGACACCGCCCGCGCGGCCAAGGAGCTGCGCCGCACGCTCTCGAGCTACATCGACGCGGCCAGCACCTACAAGCTCGGCAGCGCGAAGTTCCGCGTGGCGGCACCGATCAAGAACGTGGAGCTGGAGGACGGCGCCATGCGGGTCTCGATGGAGTGCATCGAGGCTGGTATCTGCCCGATCGAGGACTACGGCACCACAGACTTCAAGAAGAACGGCCGCGAAGCACAAAACGAGATCATCAAGCTGCAGGGTGAAATTGAAACGCTGAACGATGAGCTGCTGCGCAATCAATCGATCCTCAAGCCCGGCGTTGGCGATGGGATCAGTGCAAAGCTCAATGAGATTGATTCGCTCATCAGTCTGGTTGAAGAGTTAAGAGATAACCGTTGGACTGCTGCCGAGATCGACAGCATACTCAACGATGACGGTGACATCTTCGACGATCGCATCAATCCATTCGCCCAGAGGGTGCTAAACACTCGCCAGAGCCGAGACGACGAAAGAAACCAGATCGAAGAATGGCAAGAGGAGATCAGCGCAGAGCGGAAGAAACCCAACACCAGCCAGGCGTTCATCGACAGAAGAAGGCAGTGGATCAGGGAAGCCAGGGTACGAATTGCGACTCTGAGCAAGCGCCTGAGGAATCAGCAGTCAAAGCTCGACTGGGCCGTTCGTGAGTATGGCTTCAATACGCCCAGAGGCGGTACGCTCCGCGAAGACCGCAAGGTTCTGCTCAGGCGGCAAAGCCGCTTGCAGAAGGAACTGGCTGAGCTTTACGCAGACGCCAACAACCTCGATTTGAATGCAATGTCGGCGCGTGACGCCAACCTGCGCAGCGAGATCACAACCAAAAACAACAGAATTGGCTTTTTGCAGCGCTACCTCGAGAATCCGAACAGCTGGAACGACTTTTTCAACACCAAGTGCCTGGTGAAGATGGAGGAGGCCGGCTACGAGACGATCACCGAGTGCCGCGTGGTTGATTTCGCGCTCAAGGCTAAGGTGTTTAAGCGGATCCAAGGCCGTGCGCCGAAGTACGGCAAGGAGAAGGTGGAGCGGTTCCGCGACAGCGACAACGGCACCAAGGTGCGCGCGGCCTTCTTCTGGCTGCGCTACCGCCGCACCGGCGCAGAGTGGAGCCGGCTGCCCTACATCTTCGCCGTGCGCCGCGGCGCCGACGTGGACAACTTCATGTCACTGAAGTTCGTGGCCGGCGACAACATCGGCAACTGGCAGTTCCGCTTCGATCCGATCGCCGAGCCTGCTGCCGAAATGCAGTTTCACGGCTTTGCTGACTTCGCCTACATCGAGAACAGCGGCGACGTGCAGATCATCCCCGGACCAGCTGGCGGGCAGTTCACCTTCCTCGGCAGCGTGCGCTCACGGCAAGGTCTCAAGCCATCGATCAACGTCAACCCCTACGAGGTGGACGAGTGGGGGCTGTTCTCCGTGCGCTCCGACACGCAGACCAGCTTCAGCTTTGAAGGTGGACCCGAGTTCTCGATCAGCGCCGTGACGGAGCAGCGCATCGAGGCCTTCAGTAACTACCCCAACCTCTACAACGGACTGACGCTGCTGGGCTTCAACGCCTACAGCGGCCAAGGCATCCAAGACCTGCGCTCGCTGTCGGTGTTCACGCTCGAGGGCAAGAAGCTGCGCCGCCTGCGTGATGACGGCACCTACCCCTCACAGCCGGATGGCTCCAGCAGCTACGCGCCCGACATCTTCCTCGACACGATCCTCGACGGCGAGAACGGCATCGGCCGGTTCGCCAAGATCGGCGGCGTCGATCTGCAGGCGCTGGCGCTGGCTAAGCGTTTCTGCCGTCAGAACGAGTTGTTCATGGATGGCGTGATCGCCGAGCAGGTGCCGTGGCGGCAGTTCTGGGCGGACGTGGCACCGTTCTCGCTGCTTGAGCTTGGCCGTGTCGGTGGCCGCGAAACGCTGGTGCCGGCGGTGCCCTGCGATGACGCCGGCAACATCACACGGCAGGTCACCATCTCGGCGCTGTTCAACCAAGGCAACATCCTCGAGGACAGCTACCGCGAGGAGTTCCTCGATTTCGGCAGCAGCGTGCAGGACCTGATCGCCTCGGTGATCTACCGCGACACCGAGATCGATGGCGTCTTCCCGCGCAACCGCAGCGTGGAGGTGAGCCGCGCTGATGCGCTCGAGGCCAACAGCGTGCGCCAGACCTTCGATCTCTCCCAGTACGTCACCAACCGCAGCCAGGCGATCCGGTTCGGCAAGCTGCTCTGCAACCAGCGGCGCCACATCCGTCGCGCGATCGAGTTCTCCACCTTCCCCACCGACAGCGTGCTGGAGCCCGGCAGCTACATCTACGTGGCGATCGGCGAGAACCAGTGGGATCAGGTGAGCACCGGCGTGGTGGAGGCCGGCGGCGTGCTCAACACGCCGATCGGGCAGGCGCCGAACGGCAGCGGCCTGAAGGCGCTGGTCTACCAGTCCGGCAGCGCTGTGGTGAGCCTGGACAGCGTGACCGTCACCAACGGCACCGCCTCAGCGCTGGCACCCTATGTCGGCCGACTGTTCGTGCTCGGCACCTCGATCACCCGCAAGCGGGTGTTCCGTGTAACGGAGGTGCAAATGGATGAAGACGGGCAGGTTTCGGTGAAAGCCATTGAACATCCGTGCATTCAGCAGGATGGCCAGACCTTGAGCCTGATCGCGGCTTTCGCGGATAGTGGCTTCACCATTCGCTAGCCTGATTTCAGACTGGGCCGCCGTTCATGGGCTTCTACACAGGCCGCACGGGCAAGCTGGAGTTCTGGGACGGCGCGGCCTACAAACCCGTGGCGAAGATCCGCGACTGGTCGGTGGAGACCAGCGTGGAGCTGCTGAGCACCACCGCGATCGACAGCACGGCCGCAACCTTTACGCCTGGCCTGAAGTCCGCCAGCGGTTCGGCCACGCTTCTCTACTACCGCCTCGAGGCCGGCGAGTCGGCCACGCTGGCGCAGTTCACCGCACTGCTCGGCAAGGTGCAGAAGGTGGGTGCCGTCACCGAGACCGATCGCGTGAAGCTTCGCCTGCGCATCAGCGATGACGCAGCCGACGATCTGGAGTTCTTCGCCTACATCACATCCGCGCAGGTTGGCGTCAGCACCGGCGAGCTGGTGACCGTGCCGATCCAGTTCACGGTCGATGGCGACTTCCTCGCTGGCGGCGTGATCGCATGACCTTCTTCCTCGGCACCAAGGGCAACGTCAGGCTGAGGCGTGCCACCTCGGTGCTGATCAGCGCGCTGCAGGATCAGATCGATCCTGCCGACGTGAACACCAGCCTCGACCGGCTGAGCTTCGACAGTGCCGGCGACAACCTGCTCACGGGTGACCGGGTGGACATCAGCACCACCGACGCGCGCGGGCTGGTCTGCTTCACCGGGGCCGCATGGAGCAGCGGCACGGTGGAGAGCGGCATCTCCGCCTACGTGAACGTGAACGCAGCCGGTGGCCTGCGCTTCTTCCGCACCTTCACCGATGCGGTCAATAACACGCGCGCCAATGAGCTGGCGCTCTACCAGTTCTCCGGTGAACCGATCCCGATCGAGTGCCGCGTGCGCGACGTGTCCTACAGCGTGCTGGGCAACGTCATCGACTACACGCTGGCCACGGATCGCGAGGCGATCGACACCACCAGCCTGAACGACAAGTTCCGGCAGCTCTACAGCGCTGGTCTGCTGTCGGGCAGTGGCTCGATCACCTGCGCCTTCGACTACACAACGGCCGGCGTCACCGAGACGCCGCTGCTGATGCTGCAGCTGATCCAGCGCCTCGAGCTTGGCAGCAGCTTCGACTGCGCGCTCTACCTCACCGACAAGTCAGTCGATGCAGGCGTGAATAACGTCTTCTACCAATTCGATGCGATGGTGACAAAGGCCGGCGTGGAAGTGCGCGCAGGCGACATCATCAACTGCACGATTGATTTCGTGACAACAGGAGAGATCAGGCTGCTGATCGGCTCCATTGATGAGTTCATCCTCAAGGAAGACGACGACCGCATCAACCTTGAGCAGTCGCTCGACTTCTTGCTGAAGGAAACTGAGGACTAACATGGGCTCTAGCAGTGGTGCCCTTGGAGGCTTGAGCCTTGGCTGATCAGCGGATTACCCAACTCACATCCCTGCCGAAGTCCTCGGTGGCTGCCACCGACGTGCTGCCCATTGCCGATATTTCGGCATCGCAGACGAAGAAGGTCACCGCCAAGGACCTAGTGGATGCCGGCCTCGATCTGGTCGATGCCGCGTCGATCGATCTCGACAAGCTGGATCAGGCCAGCGTCACCAAGCTCGGCACCGCAGCGCTGGCGAATGATGCCGTCACCGCCGCGAAGCTCGCCGACAGCAGCTCGGTGGCGATCAGCGCCTCGGCGCCCGGTTCCGACAATTTCGACGGCCGCGGCTGGGTCAACAGCAGCACCGGCGAGCTGCAGATCTACCGCTCCGGCGCCTACAGCGCGATCACCTCGGTGCTGGCGGATGGCTCGGTGAGCACCGCAAAGCTGGCGGATGGCGCCGTCACCACCGCCAAGGCCAGCAACCTCGGCACGGCAGCGCTGGCGGATGGCGCCGTCACCTACGCCAAGCTGCAGGACACCAGCAGCAGCAACGTGCTGCTCGGCCGCAGCACTGCGGGCTCTGGTGATGTTGAGGAGATCGCCTGCACTGCAGCAGGCCGTGCGCTGCTCGATGACGCAGACGCTGCGGCACAGCGCACCACGCTCGGCCTTGGCACGCTCGCCACGCAGTCCGGCACCTTCTCCGGCACCCACAGCGGCACCACCTCCGGCACCAACACCGGCGATCAGACGATCACCCTGACGGGTGACGTGACAGGCTCCGGCACCGGATCGTTTGCCGCAACGATCGCCAGCGGCGCTGTCGTTGAGGCCAAACTCGGTACCGGCGCCGTCACCACCGGCAAGGTGGCCGATGACGCCATCACCGCCGCCAAGCTGGCGGATCAGTCGGCTGCCGTGGTGGCCGCCTCCACGCCGTCCGGTAGCGGCGCCTTCATCGGTCAGCAGTGGCTAAACACCAACACCGGCATCGAGTACACCTGGGACGGCACCAGCTGGGTGCGCCAGGCATCGCTCGGCACGATCAGCTTCAGCGACACCAGTCCGCTGTCGTTCTCGGTCGCCTACCCCGACAACTACAGCGCCACGATCACCACCACTCTCGACACGCAGAGCGCAGCACGGGTGTTCGCTGGACCGACGACTGGCGCCGATGCGGCGCCGACCTTCCGTGCGCTGGTGCCCGGCGACCTGCCGGACGCTACCGCCAGCGCCAAGGGCATCATCCAGCCCGGCACCGGCCTGTCGGTCAGCAGCGGCACGCTGAACCACAGCAACAGCGCCACCGCTGGCACCTACCCCAAGGTGACGGTGGATGCGCAGGGGCACGTCACGGCAGGCGCAGCACTGGCCGATACCGACATCCCTTCGCTGCCGGCCAGCAAGATCACCAGCGGCACATTCAACACAGCCCTGATTGCAGATGATGCCGTCACCGGTCAGAAGCTGGCTAACTATTCCACGGCAAAGTTCGGTGAAGCGCTGCCCACTGCCGACTTCATCGGCCAGATCTTCTTCAATCCGCTCGACGAGGCGTTCTTCCTGTGGGACGGCAACGTCTGGCAGCCGCTTGGTATCTCGGCCGGTTCGGTGATCTTCGCCGGCACCTATGACGCCACACTGAACCAGATCGCCACCGTCACCACCGAGGGCTCAGCCATCGGCCTGACGGTTGGTAACGCGCTTCCCTCCGCCAGTTCGAGCAACAACGGCTACTACGTGGTGGTGTCTGTCGGCGGCACCGGCACAGCGCCGGCACCGACCGTTGCACTGGCACCGCCTGACCTGCTGCTGAGCAACGGCTCCAGCTGGACCGTGATCGACGTGTCGTCCACGTTCGTAGCGCAAACGGCCAACAACGTCAGCTTCTCGCCTGCCGCCAACCTCGGCAGCACCAACGTGCAAGCGGCGATCGAGGAGGTATCCAACGAGTGCCGCAACGCCGACAACATCACCAGCGGCACGCTGCTGGCCACCAAGGGCGGCACCGGCGCCACCAGCTACACGAAGGGTGATCTGCTGGCGGCATCCAGCAGCACCGCGCTGAGCAAGCTCGGCGTGGGCACCAATGGGCAGGTGCTGCGCGCCAACAGCGCCGCTGCCACCGGCCTCGAGTGGGGCGCTGACTACGTGGGCACCGTCACCAGCGTGACGGGCTCCGGCGCGATCTCGGTCAGCAACGGCACCACTACGCCTGCGGTCAGCGTGGCATCGGCAAGCACCAGCGTGGCCGGCGTTGTGCAGCTGAGCGACAGCACGGGCACCACCAGCTCGGTGCTCGCTGCCACACCCACAGCGGTGAAGGCGGCCTATGACCTGGCGGCTGCGGCAGTGCCTGCAGCTGGCGGCACCTTCACGGGTGACGTGGCGCTCGGCGCCAACGTGGGGCTGGTGTTCGAGGGCAGCACCGACGACGCGAACGAAACCAAGCTGCTGGCTGCTGATCCGACCGCGGACCGGCTGATCTATCTGCCGAACGCAGACGGCACGCTGGTGCTCTCCGGCGCCATCATGAACGCCGACATCGCCAGCGGCGCTGCGATCAGCGGCAGCAAGATCGTGGCCGGCACCACCAGCGTGGTGGGCGTGGTGCAGCTGACCGATTCGACGAGCAGCACCAGCACCTCAACGGCAGCAACCCCGAACGCTGTCAAGTCGGCATACGACCTGGCGAACGCTGCCCTGCCGAAGGCAGGTGGTGCACTGACCGGCGACGTGACCCTGAACGCTCAGTCAGATCTGCGCTTTGCCGATAGCGACAGCAGTAACTGGGTTGCGTTCCAAGGCCCAGCAACAGTCAGCAGCAACGTCACATGGACCCTGCCGAGTGCTGATGGCACCAGCGGGCAGGTGCTAAGCACCAACGGCTCAGGCACGCTCTCCTGGGCTACTGCTGCAGCAAGTGGTGCCACGGTTACCACCAGCGACACAGCGCCCAGCACGCCTGTTGATGGCGACCTCTGGTACGACTCGGTCGGTGGTCGGCTTTACGTCTACTACCAAGACCCGAACGGCAGCCAGTGGGTGGATGCAGCGCCGCAAGGCACCACCATCACCTCAAAGATAGAAGTCGGTAACACCAAGGCTGAGGTTACGGATACTGGGAGTAATGGCACGTTTGCTATTACGACTGAAGGCACTGAGAGGCTGCGTGTTGACTCAAGTGGGCGACTAGGGATTGGGACTACGAGTCCTGACGCCCCACTAGAAGTAGTTTCCGCTGCAGTCAATGGAACAGTGAGTGATGGCATCAGAATTCACATGCCAGGCAGCTTTGGCGCTGGTGCGTCAGGCAACAGCTTGTCGTTCACTGCCTTAAACGGATCATCTGCCAAAGTAGTATATTCATCTATTGCAGGTCTAATTGACGGAAATACAGCAGGATCTCATTCCGGTATTCTAACCTTCAGGACCGCCTCGGGTGGCACTAATACAGAACGGGCCCGCATCGACAGCTCCGGCAGGTTGTTGGTTGGCACGTCTAGTGTCGCTGACTCGTCCTACAAAATGCAAATAGGTGGGCATACGGACGAGACTGTAAGAACTAATACATTAGCGCTTTATGGATATCAGACAAACCAAGCTTCGGGAAGCATTATAAACCAAATTATCTTTGGTCCAAGCTTAGGTAGTGGCGCCGGTGGAGCCAAGATTTCTCAAATTAAAGGTAGCGACAATCAAAGCGATTCGCTGTGCTTCTTTACTGGTTCGACCTCTCTGTCAGAGCGGATGAGGATTGGGAGTGATGGTGGTGTTTTTATTAACACCACAAACACTGATCCTACGGCCAACCGCGTAAATGGAATTTATATCGCTACTGACAATGCCATTCGTTGTCGAGTTTCCGGGAGCGGGGCTGCTTGGAATCTTGGGTCATCAGCGTCTGCCCTTACACATATTAATTTCTATACGGACAACGGCAGCTCTCGCGTTAGTGCCGGGTCGATCTTATCAAACGGATCCACCACCACATACAACACCAGTTCTGACTACCGCCTCAAGGAGAATATTGTTTGTCTAAGTAACGCATCTGACCGTTTGAAAGCACTTAAGCCAGTGCAATTTGAATGGAAAAAGGGCTTTGGCGGGACGCAACCACTTAGTGAAGGTTTCATTGCACACGAATTACAGGAAGTGTGCCCTCTGGCTGTACAAGGCACCAAGGATGAAGTGGATGTTGACGGCAACCCCGTCTACCAAGGTATCGACCAGTCCAAGCTTGTGCCTCTGCTGACGGCTGCGCTGCAGGAGGCTATTGGTCGCATCGAAACCCTTGAAGCTGACGTAGCAGCTCTCAAGGGCGTGTAGTCCTACTCACTA